CGAGCGATGTACTACGACAGGAGCGAGGAAGATGGCTACCCTTTCTGAGCACGTCGAAGCGATCAGGGCTGACGTCTGATGGGCAGCCGAGAGGACGACGACTACTGGAACGTTAAGTACGACGACGTACCTGAGTGTGAGATCCACGGGGATACTCAGTACTTCAACTCCGAGTCTGGCGAGTGGGAGTGCTACGATTGCGTAGACGAGGAGGACATGCAGAATGGCTGAGACCTACAAGGTGGAGCTGTTTGCCACCGGCCCTTATGTGGGGAGCAGCTCGACCGAGCTGGTCGACCTGAGCGACTACGGCTACACCGACGAGGAGTGGGACGGGCTGTCCGACCAGGAGAAGGGTGATCTTCTCGACGAGTGGGGCGAGCAGTACTTCTGGAACGAGGGCTACGAATACAACGCGGAGGTCCAGCGTGGCTGAGATCGAGATCACCCTTCCGACCGTGCAGTACGGAAACGTGAAGGTGCGGGCTACGCCCGAAGAGCTGGGGCTCGCGTCCCTGGCGGACGCGTACGACGTGGGTATCGCTTCGGCGGTGTACCTCAACGTGTTCACCCAGGGGTTCAAGAAGGGTGCTACGCTGGACGTAGCCGAGCGCGGTGAGCCTCAGCAGGGCGTCACCGAGGAGCAGGCCCAGCGGTACCTTGACGAGGGCCTGGGCGGCGTCACAGAGGTCGACGGGCAGGAGTCCTCTGCGCCCTGGGAAGCCAAGGTTGACGCCAAGCCCAAGCCGTGGGAGAATGGGAGTGCGGCACCGGCCACCAAGCCGGTGATCGACGAAGGCTGGTAAGTTACCAGCCAGTACCAGAAATCACAACAAACACAAGGAGAAACTAAGTGCCTACACTGAACGAGCTGCTCGGCGGCGGCAAGAACTACGGCCCGAAGTTCATCAACCTGAAGAACGCAGGCGAGTTCATCAAGGGTGTCGTCACCAAGATCGACACCGAGGCTATCGTCACCGACTGGGACGCGGCCAACAACAAGCCGGGACTCCAGAAGTTTTGGGTTGACGGCAAGCCGAAGGGTGTGCCGAAGGACGAGGCTGAGCGTGCTGGCCTGAACCCGGTCCACCAGATCGAGATCCACCTGAAGGACGTCGTCGGTGAGTGGGAGGGCAAGCCTGCCGACCTGACCGAGGCGCGGATCACCGCGACCGGCTCGGCCAACGAGCGTGAGGCCTTCAAGGCTGCGGTCTCCGAGGCTGGCTCTCTCGATGAGGGTGACATCTTCGGTAAGAAGCTGGACAAGCGCAACGGCAACAAGAAGGAACACAGCATGAAGGTCGTCAAGGCCAGCTGAACAGTGGACCTGGCATGATCCTACGGAGACTCCGTAGACACCTGGCGGTGACGGCCGCCAGGTCCACCCAGGGCTCGGACTGGTTTCGACTGTCACTCAAAACCGCATGCGGAGGGTGACAGGACAGGGGTTCGAATCCCCTCGGGTCCACGCACTAAGGAGGTGCCCCCATGGCTCTGACCGAGGAGCAGGAAAAGGAACTCGACGAGATGGCCAAGCGGTTCAAGGACACGAAGGGCGGCAAGTGATGCCGTTCAATCCAGATCGTGAGCTACCCGAGGGTGGCATCAAGCAGGAGGACTGATGGAGGCTGAGCAGTACGGGACTGGCGGCGAGATCGGGGTCATCGCCACAAGGGAGGAGTGGCAGGCTGTCATCGACCAGCTGCTGAGGAGCTTCAGGGAGCCCGAGGGGGCTCCCGCCGAACTGATCCACTGGCTGATCAATCAGGGGGTGTACGAGGATTGAAGACGCTCGCACGTACCGTCAAGCGGGGAGTCTCGGCAGGCGAACCCCTACCTTCCCCGTGGCCTATCTTCGATGAGAAGAAGATGCACCTCCGTCGAGGTAGCATCACGATGGTGGCTGGTCCGCCCGGATCGATGAAGACGGTCATGACTCTGAACGCTGTGAAGAACATCGGCGTTCCTACGTTGTACCACAGCTCCGACTCGGACGACTTCACCATGGCATCGAGATCCCTCTCGATGCTGACCGGCACAGCCACCGATGAGACCGAGCTGTGGGTGATGACCAACAAGCAGCTTGCTCACGACACGCTCAAAGACATGGACTTCGTGCGCTGGTCGTTCATGTCCAGCCCGACGCTCGAACACATGGAACGTGAGGCTGATGCGTTCTTCGAGCTGAAGGGTGAGTACCCTCACCTCACGGTGATCGACATCATGATGGACATCAACTACGAGGGCGCCGGTGAGCAGAACTACTGGGCTCTCATGGCCGAGCTGAAGGACATGGCCCGTGAGCAAGAGACGGCGATTCTCGTTGTTCATCATACGAGTGAATCAGCGAAGGCTGGTAGTCCTCCGCCTCGCTCCGCGATCATGGGCAAGGCTAACCAGCTACCGACGCTCATTCTCACTCTTTGGGGTGACGCTCACGCTGGAACTCTGGACGTCGCAACGGTGAAGAACCGGTTCGGTCCTCAGGATCCGATGGCGAAGAACGGCACCTTCAAGATGAAGGCACAGCCTGCGCTGTGCCTGATCGAGGAGATGGAGCAACCGGCCGACGTCCCGGTACTCTTCAGGGACGGCCCCTGGACCGACAAGGAAGACAAGATCAACGCATGGGCTAGCGATGGAGTCGCAGCCCCGGAACGTCCGACTTCGTCGGACGGTTGGGAGGGTGACTGATGGCCGACGAAGAGTACATCCTGATCAAGCAGTCCGAGTATGACCAGCTGGTCGAGCGTGACAACTTCCTCACCGCCCTTGAGGCGGCGGGAGTCGACAACTGGCAGGGCATCGACTACGCCCACCGCCTCATGGAAGGTGAGGAGGACTGCTGATGTGCTGTAAGCACTGCTGCAACGTCGAGCCGATCGAGGTCGGCACCATCGTCCATGAGATGAACATCTTCCGGGGCACGGTTCGCACCAATGGAGCCCTGACTATCACAGTCGAGTACCTTGGTCCCGAGGTGGCAGTGATCTCCTACTCCTCTAAGGGTAGGGGGAACTTCCACTCCGAAGCGTCGGTCACCCGCGAGGAGTTTGACTCCAAATACGAACGATGCAACTGTCCAAGTGAAGGGAACTGCAAGCCGTGAGCTGTCCTGTGCCGCCCGGAGAAGAGCACTACCCGATCACCGTGGAGCGGGACGGTGTTCCCGTCCTGGTCTGCGCCAAGTGTCAGCAGCTGATCTGATGGCGAAGTGTTCAACCTGCGGGTTCCGTAACTGTATCTGCGCACCTCAGCCCAAGTGGCCGCCGCCGGGGCTTGGCGGCAGCTGCCCGATCTGCGGGAAGCCTTACCCGTGCCTGGATCACTGAAGGGTGCGGCGTCACCGCCGCAGCCCAGCTGCAAGGACTGTGGGTCGACGACGCGTAAGCTGAGTCGGCCCGGTCCTCGCTGTGCCACCTGCAAGAGGAAGAGGAAGAATGAGCAGCGAGAGGCTGCCTGGGCAAGAGGCATCATGGATCGATACGGCCTCAGTCCTGAACAGTACTGGGCTATATATGAAGCCCAAGGAAGACGTTGTTACATCTGCACTACGGCTACTGGTCAGTCTCGAAGACTGTCCGTCGATCACGATCACAGTACAGGATTCGTCCGGGGACTACTCTGCCGCCCTTGCAACACTACGGTTGGACGGCTACGAGATGATCCTTCAGCATTCGACCGAGCAGCGGACTACCTCCGTGATCCTCCAGCGCACAGGATCGTGGGAAAGGTGAAGCCAGGTGATTGAGTTCAGCAACGACGAGCTGATGGCCGTATACTCCTGCGTCTATGACGAGGTCTACTACGGTGACGACGATGTGGTGTACGGCGACGACGACTACGCCGTCGCTCTGAGGAAGGGGTTGGCTAAGATTGAGGACGAGGCAAAGGGACGAAAGCTCTACTGAGTTCCCGATCTTTCCCATCGGACCAATCCTGGAGTCATTCGGTGGACAGCCTGTGGTTGAGGGCCTCGGATGGAAGCCCTACCGATGCCCGTTCCATAAGGACTCGGACGCCTCGGGCTCGGTCAACACAGCACGACAGATCTACAACTGCCACGCGGACGACTGCCCAAAGGGCAACGCAGTCCAGATCCTGATGAGACACGAGGGGCTGACGTATCGTGAAGCTGTCCAAAGAGCAGCGGAAATATCTGGCGAGAGCGTGGGAAACGTACGCTCCCCATCTGGGAGAGGCCGAGGGCTGGCTCGCGGGCCGAGGAATCAGCCTGGAGCGGGCGGAAAGCGCTGGGCTCGGCGTCGTTCGTGACGCTCTGCCTGGCCACGAGACTGCGTCTGGGTACCTGGCGATCCCGTACCTGACGGACGCCGGTCCGGTCAACTTCAACTTCAGGTGCATGCGGGATCACGACTGCAAGATGATCCCGGACCACTCCAAGTACTGGAAGCGGAAGGGTTCGCCGGTCAACCTGTATGGCGTGCAGTCGCTCGCTTGGGCTGATGACTGGGCTGTCGTCTGCGAAGGCGAGCTGGACGCCATCGTGTGGCACATGATCGGGGTTCCCGCCATCGGGATCCCCGGAGCTGAGAACTGGAAGCCTCACTGGGCTAACGTCCTCGAAGACTTCAGCCGTGTGTACCTGGCCGAGGACGGCGACAAAGCTGGCGGTGACCTCTGGCGAGCGATGTCAGACCACGTCGACCAGTCGAACACCATGGTTGTCCGCATGCGGATGCCGGACGGCGAGGACTCTGGTAGCATGTACCTCAAGCATGGCAAGGACTACCTTCTTGGAAGGATCAAGAAGTGACCTTCAAGAGCTATAAGCAGTGGGGGCGAGAGCGTAAGGAGCGCTCCCTGATCAAGGACTTCAAGAACGAGGTTGCGGAGGCAGCTGCCGTGAGCGTGTTCATCATCGTCAACAACTGGGAAGACACGACGGGCGTCGAGTCCAGTGAGGTGGTCGGGGGTAAGTACTTCGTCACCGAGCAGGATGCGTGGGATGCGCTGTCCGTTATCGCTGAGTCGTACGGTGTGGATCTTCCCCCGTTGCTCACGTCCTTCACCTTGGAGGGTCACGACCCTCACCTTGAGTACGAGGAGTACTACATCCAGGAACTGGCGCGAGGCTGATGGTTGGTGAGGGCCGGGGTTGACCCGGCCCTTCGCCATCTGGTAGTCTAGTATCAGACCCAAGGAGAGAGAGCGCATGGAGTTTCGTAGCTGGGGCAAGACGCCTCGCCTGTTCCGCGACATCGTCATCACCGAGAAGATCGACGGCACGAACTCTGCCATCATCTTCGAGGACGTCACCCTGATGGACGTTGACCTGATCCCGTCCGACGAGCTGATCGTCCGTGGCGACAGCCTCTACCGGGTTGGCGCTCAGTCCAAGAACCGGCTGATCTACCCTGGTAAGACGACTGACAACTTTGGCTTTGCCGCGTGGGTCAAGAAGAACGCCGAGGTTCTGTTCGACACTCTCGGTCCTGGCTACCACTTTGGTGAGTGGTGGGGCAAGGGTATCCAGAAGCGGTACGGGGACCTCGACTACCGGGTGTTCTCGCTGTTCAACACAAGCAAGCACGAGGACACGTTCCTTCGGACACAGACCCACGAGGGTCTGGAAGTGATGGTCGAGCGCGTTCCGGTGCTATATGAGGGCGAGTTCTCCGAGGGGGCTATCCACATGGTAGCTCAGGAGTTGCTCAAGAACGGTTCGGTCGCCGTTCCCTTCCACCCCAACCCGGAAGGTCTGGTGATCTACCACACCCAGTCCAAGCAGGTCTACAAGTTCACGTTCGACAACAACGACAAGGGAAAGTGGGAGTACGATGGCTCTGTTCCGACGCAAGACTGAGGACCTGAACAACAAGCCGTTCGACCCGAAGGCCGACCCCCAGACGAAGGCCGACGAGTTCGACAAGCAGTACGGTCAGAACCGTGGCAAGGCCAAGGGTGTCGAGGTCGAGGTTAAAGGCGCACCCAAGCGGGGAGGGAAGCACCGCAAGTGAAGAACAACTGCACGAACCCACCGCACTTTCCCCCGCACTGCGGTTGTCCGGCAGGGTTCACCGACTCCCTGACAACCCCTATCCTGGAGCCGTCCCCGGCTCCCCACCCGGAGGGTGATGACTGACCGTCCCAGCTGGGATGAGTTCTTCCTCGACCTAGCTAAGCTATGGTCTACGATGTCCACGTGCTCCCGCCGTCAGGTGGGGGCCGTGGTCGTCCAAGACAGAAAGGTGATCGGCAATGGGTTCAACGGAGTACCGCATAACAAGCTACACTGTAGTGACGGTGGTTGCCCCAGGGGGCAACTTTCTTACGCGGACGTACCCGCAGGAGCCGATTACAACCAGTTCCCTTGTTTCGCCATTCACGCCGAGCACAACGCGATCCTTCAAGCAGGCTTGGCAGAGTGTCGTGGAGGAACTCTCTACGTCACCGACAAGCCCTGTACTCAGTGCTCAAATCTCATCGAACACGCGGGCATCGAGAGGATAGTGGTAGCATGGCAGACCTAGCCAACATCGCACTGACCGAAGAGCAGTACCGCAAGCAGTGGGAGAGCAAGACAGGTCGGGCACCGTCCGACATCTACATCCCGATGGCGCTGCGGGGAGACGAATATGAGAAGGGTAACGATGAGGCGCCGGAAGGGTGTCCTCATCCTGAGAATCGAGGAGCATGATGGGCAAGAAGTACGAGGCGTACGAAAAGGCAGTGAAGGCGAACGACGCAGCAACCGTCCGAGAGGTGGACACCCGGGGCGGTAGCACCCAGCAG